GGGCATCTTTCAGTTTAGAAACAAGTCCAGGAGCATGACCATGATTTACATCAACGTCAGTGTCTCTAAAATTAATCTTAGCATTTTTGTTGAACACCGATTTAGTGCCCACAAAAAATCTTTTGGTGCCAGGATACGTGCCACAGAAAATAGCAGGAGCACCATCCCATTTCGTAGTAATTTTAAATGTATTTCTTTGTTTGCCAGTGAATGTCTGGGCAAGTTCATCCAAGAACATAAAAGCATCCTTGGCACCCTGACTGCCGTCAAGCAAGATGCTATCTTCAAGGTGTTCTAGGTGAGTGTTCTTAGACATCAGTAGAGTTTTCCAAATGGACCGAAACGTTCGCCCTTCTTCTGAGCGAGGAATGTCATGTCAGTCATGAACTTATTACGTTCCTCTGGTTTCATGCCGACTAGCATATGTAGGAACTTAAGTTGCATCAATTTAGAATTGGCGACGTGAGCAGTTTCTGGATTGCCAATAACAACATCGATGTTGTTGAGAGCAACAGCATCATCAACCTCGGTCTCAACCCCCTTCTCCCTCAGTGTCTTGATTATTTTAGCATAGTCATCCCGTACTTTGGTGAAGTCCGTCAGACTCTTTGGATACTGTCCATTCTTATTGTCATACCTGACTCTATACTCGATCATTAATTTTTGTACCATGTCAACTGGTGCCTTACCGAGACGAGCAGCTGCTTGTCCTGATGCTGTTGGTTCCCACTTCAGGTTAGAGAATCCAGCACTATCATTTGCTTTAATCTGAAAATTATATGTAGTAGTTTTTGAACCAACAAAAACCCTAGAATCTTGTGTTCCAAAAGATGTTCTACCTTTCTTATCTTTACCCAAAGAAAGATCACATTTCATACTACTAATTTCGTAGTACATTTGTTTATATGAATCAAAATCCGCCTTACTTAAATTAACTTTTTCAAAGTAAGCTTCTTTTCCAGAAATTTTCTTCAATGATACACCAACAACAATCTCATCATGGAATAACTGTCGAAGGATAGCATTTAATTCTTGTAAAGTTTGTGTACTACCACCATCAACCAAATCCTGAATCATTCTGATTGTTTTACTTTGATCTTTAATCAACCAGATGTCAGCAGGGTTCCAGTTATCTTTTTTAGAAATTTGATATTTTGTTTTAACTAAATTTGTAACCCAATCCATGAATCCACCATCACGAATGAATTCTGTAAATCTAGGATTGGCATATTCCAACAACATTCTTTTCTGCTGCTTGTAATAATCATCCAGCCACCCTTCTTCAAAATCAACACCCTCTTTCTTCCATATTGTATGAAGTGCTCGATAAGCCTGAGTATCCTTTCTTATGTCGTCAGCAGAATTATATCTTTTATTATTCTTCAAGACACGTTGTAGTATATAAGCAGACCCTCTCTCTTGTACAGCAGTTGTCTTAGCATCAGCACCTTTCTTTTCTGTGCCAGCAACATTAGATTTTTGTATTTTACCAAGAGCAATAGTTCCTTTTGGTTTTTTAGTTGGTATTTGAACTCCCTTGTTTGTACCAAATATAGCAACCATTTCTTCTGGAGTATCAACACCAGACCACCTAGTATCTTTTTTGTCAAGCACTACACTACCACCACCTTTCACCACAAAAGGAGATTCTGCTTTGAGTTTATCTAAAAAAGCATTCCAGTATTTACCAGAATGTTTTTGTAATTCCCCCAGACTTAATGACATATAAAAAATCCTCCCCTAGTATTTAGAGGAGGTTACAACGGAAGGGGTGGGATTCGAACCCACGGATGCTCTCACATCGCTAGTTTTCAAGACTAGAGCCATCAACCACTCGACCACCCTTCCTTAAGTATTCTTTTTCTTGTTCGTATGGATGCTTTTGTTGAGTCCAGATCTCATATCCTTCTACAAGATCTGGAATCAACCACTGGTCCACCCGATAGCAATACTTCCAGTTGACAGGTTGAATACAATTCATCACGACAACTTGGAAGAATGCTACTAGGTGAATCCAGAGACTATACACCGTATTTAGTCCATAGTTTTCGGATGTTCTGAGTGATTGGCATACCACTAGAGTAAGTCTCTAGCAGTTCCTCAGTCTCTTCATCAATGATGATGAGAACAGGAGTAGCAGTCACACCATACTTCTTGGCGAGAGCAATGTTCTCTTCTGGGATTGGTTCATCGCTGAAGTCCTCTAGTTGAACTTCTTCAATGAGTTTGGTACGCTCGTCTTTAAGAGCATTAAAGTATCTCTTAACGAGACCACAAGGACCACAAGAGTCCTTAGTAAACAGAATAAACTTAGCGGTCACAGGTCACCCTCCTGACGGTTCTCGGAATAGTAGATGTCGAATTGTCCACCTGGATACCTACTCTCAAGTTTCGTGACATTACGTTCGATAACCTCTTCGAAGGACACACCCAGTGCTTGGGTTGCTTGTGCTACGTACCAGAGAAGATCACCCAGCTCAATAATAAGATGTTCTCGATTGGCATCATTCCAAGGTTTACCTTGGAACACCATCTTCTTGATGATCTCAAGAAACTCACCACCTTCAGCATTAATCCCAACGCCAGCAGTAAGAAGACGCTCGATATTGGCACCCTTTCCATCAAGTTCAACAAGACGGTCAGAAAGATATACAAAATCTTTTGAAGCATCACTCGTTACAGCATCAACGAACTTTTCATAACGAGAAAAATTAATAGTCATATTACGAATTTAGAGAATTTATCGAGGCGGTTTTGTTTGGAAGAAACATCTTCAAAGGTTTCAAACGTGTCTTCATCTTCTGTATCGAGGATGTCAACGCCGTCTGAATCCTCAACATTATAGAGCTTCATCTTCGCTCTGTCAATACCCACTGTGAAACGTCGGTAGAATGTAAGATCGTTGTATCGATTCTTAAGTTGCTTAACCATAATTCTGCCAGACTGTTCAAGCTCTTCGGTACTAATGAGAGCAAACATAAAGTCTGCTGTGGCAGGAAGACCAAAGGATTCAGAAGTGTCGGTGAGATCAACGTCACTATTACCAAAACCACTCCTAGTAGTTTGAGTTGCTGATACGACTGGTACGTCGTTCTCAACAGCCAGACCCCTGAGTTCTTCTGCAATTGCTTTAACGTAAGTGTAAGAGTTGACAATGTGACCCTTGTACCTTGACGAGGCACAGATATTTAGATAGTCAATGAAGACGATATCTGGTTTGAAATACTTCTTCAAAGACAGTTCATTCAACAGTCCCTTGAAGTGTCCAGCATGAGCAGAAGCAGTAGGATACTCTTTGATGATCAAACGACCCTGTGTCTTTCTACCAATCTCAGCAACCCTAGAGGTAAAGATCTGCTCAGGGATAGAACCAATGTCTTTAATGTTAACGTTCAGAAGATTAGCATCAATACGTTCAGCAATCTTCTCCTCAGACATCTCCATAGTGATGTAGAGAACGTTCTTACCTTGGGACAAACATGCTGCTGCCATGTGACACATGAACAGAGACTTACCAACACCAGTACCAGCAAGGGCAACGTTTAGTGTCTTGTTAGAGAGTCCACCCTTGGTAACAGTATTGAACTTATCAATGTCAAATGGAGTCTTATGTTCCTCCATATGATAGAACTCATAGCGTTCCTGAACATTCTCAACGTAGTCGTGACCTACATGTTCATCGAACGATACTGCCAGGGCCTCCTGTAGGATCGAGGGGATCGCATCCTTTGATACTTTTGATTCACCTCCATCCGCAATCTTGATGGATTCGAGTAGAGCGAGATAGATTGCTCTGTCCTTACACCACTTCTCTGTGGTGTCAAGTAACCACTGGTGTTCAACTGGCGTTTCCTCAAACGACTTGAGAGTTTGTACCGCCAGGTTGTACGCTTCTTCGGTAATGTCCTTACGATCTTGGAGGTTGATGATAAGAACCTCCGAAGTCGGGACAGTATCATAGTTACTAGCGAAGTTCCAAACTTCTTCATAGATGATACGTTCATGATGATCTTCAAAATATTCAGGTTTTACAAAAGGTACTACCTTACGATAGTACGCTTCATTGAACAGAAGATTTCGGAGGATAGATAGTTCAATTTTCTCACTCATCTTCTGTGCCATACAAAAATTCTTTACGTGCTTGTTCGTCTAGTTGTTCGAGGACTTCGGGGGTGAAGTAGAGTTCTGGTTCTTTGAGGATTGCTTTAGCGTAGATTTTCTTTCCATCAATCTCATAACGTCCAGCAACATTTTTCCACAACCCTGCTCGCTCGCCCATCTCAAGTAGTCCATAGTGTCGTTGTAGTCCTCTAGCATCAAAGAATAGTCGTGTCTCCACCTTAGAACCCTCACGGGTCAGACGGGACTTCTTCGCCTCACATTTAATAATGTTTCCGACCAGATCGGTTCCTTCCTTTTCTTTTTTCTTAGAAAGGAAAACGATGGTAGAAGCGGAATACTTAAGACCAACTCCTCCTCCCATTTCTTTAGTCGGGACGTAAGATCCGATAACATCATAAGTGTGATTGGTGACTAGCATTGGAATGTTAGCCTTGCCGAGCTTCAAAGTCAAGACTCGGAAGGCACCTTTAATAAGCTGTGATTTCGTCATGTCACGAACCTGCTTATCGTTTTGGATGTCCTCCATCTCCTTAGAAGACGAAAGCATCCCAAGAGAGTCTAGCACAAACATCAGTGGTTGACGCTCGTCTTTAGGTTGTTCTAAGTATTTGTCTACGATCCTGATCGCCTGGGTCCTGAACTCCTCAATGGTATCTACAGGCATGATGATCATACGATCCGAGTCGATGCCACGACTCTCAATCATGTCCTTAGAAATGGCAGACTCAGTTTCAAAATAAATGACTCCAGCATCAGGATTAGAATCAAGGAAAGAACGAACCACACTGAGGCAAAAGAAAGTCTTGCCCGTGCCCGATTCTCCTGCCAAGGCAGTAATTTTATTGGAAGGAAAACCTCCGTAAATCGAACCACTAACCAAGGCATTAACCATGTAGCTGCCAGTGTCAATGAAAGATTCAATATCGCCAGCAGCAATCCCGTCGCTAACAAAACTAGCGTACTCATTCTTGCTGTCCTTAATAACAGTATCTAGGAAACCCATAATTAGAAAAATGATAAGAGTGAAACAGACCGCTCGTAGTCCCAACCAATACATTCTAGCACGTTCTTGAGCGGTTCAAAGAACGACTTCTCAAACTGTTTGTTGAAGTCTACATACTTCTCAACGTTGAACTCAGGTGGGAGATTTTGGAAGAACGAGATTACATTTTCTTGGATGGGGTTGGGAGTCTTGAGGTAGAGAAACTTGATCTTCTCTCCTTCTTGGATAAGAGGGTACTTGTGAGTAAGTTTATTACGGCTAACATGGTGATTGTACAGTAATGCACCTCGGACATGAATAGGTGTACCCTTTGAATAGATGTCCGCCACAGACTTGTATTTCTTGAGACCATTTACACCTCGGGGAAAAGCAATGTTTACACAATCTTCTTTCTTCGTGTCTTCCTTGACCCTATCAATATAGTCAATCAACACATCATTGTCTTCGTTAATAATAATCTCATATGCTTTGAGCAGTTTATCTCGGAAGTATGCTGGAGTAGATGACCTAGCAGTCTCCATACCACAGATCTTCATCTTAGGTTCAGCATAGCGGACACCTTCACTGTCCCATACGTTGAGAATGTATCGCTTCTTGGCAGTCCAGATAGCACGGTCAGCGATGTTCTCACGCTTCATCTTCATTTTTTGTTCATATGCCGAAACGTAATTCGCAAGTTCCTGATAACTGGACTCGATGAATGGTTCCAACTTTTCTTGACAGATCTTGTCAAGTATCCCCACAATTGCTGTTTTGTTGCCAGACTTAGCACTAAAAAATTTATCAACAAGAGGTCCAAGATTAAGATAGATTGAGTCGGTATCGCTAGCGATGACATAATCGACATCCTCCGTTTGTAACAGTTTATTTAGATATCCGTTCATCTTGTTCTCAATCCAACGGATCGAAAGTTGACCAGACATAGTGATTGCTTCAGCAATCTCTAGTCGATAGTAACGGAAGTGTTCATTGCCAATGGCACCATAGGCAGAGTTAAGTTGAATCTTACGTGCCATCTGAATGTTATTACAGCGGGCGATCTCTTTCTTCAGTTCAGTGCTGGGTTTCTTCTCGTACTCCTGCTTCGCCTTGAGCATACGCTTCTTATAAATGGTACGTTCCTGATAGATCTTGTCCATTAATTCAGGCAAGAAACCACGCTTCGTTGTATCATAGTATGTACCATTGGCACACAGAGTCTTACCCTCCATGTAGGAGATATCAATCTCATTATTCAGGAGTCGATCGACCGTCGCCGTTGGGTGACGATGGTCAAGTAACGTCTCTGGCGAGAGGTTGTACTGCATAATGAGGTGAGGGTAGAGCGAGTTGAGGTCAAAACTGACCACCCAGTCATAAATTCCTGGAATAGGTTCTTTGACATACGCCCCAGCGTACTTGTTATCTTTCCTGCTTTCATGTTTGGGAGGGATTACTAGATTACGTTTGGACAGATAGACATAGATGATGTTGTCCCACATACGTACCTGTGAATACACATCTTCAAAGTTCACCTTAGCATCATATGCCATGGTGATGGCAAGTTCAATCAACTTCATCTTGTCATCCAGCTGGTCAACCAGGCGAACGTCAACGATGTTGTAGTCCACGAACTTCTTCCAGTCCTTAGTATAGAACTCCTTGAAGGTATCGTACTCACTGTGGTCAAGTTTCTTAGCACCAAGTTCTACAGAACAGATATGATCTAGACGGTAGGACTCTTGGTTAGTATAAGTAAACTTCTTATACAGTTCCAGATAATCAAGGCAAGAGATGCCACTGATGTCATAGGCAATCTGCTTACGACCTTTAATATAGATCTCACGGTAGAGAATACTCTTCCAAGGTGAGATCATCTTAGATTCTTTCTCCCCAATCACACGCTCGATACGTTTGATGATGTACGGGATATCGAACAGTTGTACGTTCCAACCCGTGATTACATCAGGGAAGTTAGAGATCCAGAAGTGAAGGAATGCCTTCAGCAGACCCACCTCAGTCTTGAACTCAAGGTAGTCCACGTCAGGGTCTGTTGCCTGATATGGGCGAGAACCAAACACAGTGATACGACCAGTGTGAGAGTCCTTCAAGGAGATCAGAAGGATCTCCTGGTCGGCAGTCTCGATGTCAGGGAAACCATTCTCAGCACCAGTCTCGATGTCAATAGTAAAGATACGAATCTGGTTCATATCAAACTTCATCTCATCCCAAGGATATT